TCGTAAGTTTGCTATCTTTGGTACAGCTTATGGTGATGGTGTTTACAATGACCAAGAAGGTCGTGAATATGCTGTGGATTCTGGTTCAATCGGTTGTATCAAGGTTGAGGATATCAATCAGGACGAAATCCGTGAGGACTTAGGCAATATCATTGATTTTCCTAATGACTTCTATGTTATTAAAAAGAACGGTGGCGAATTGATTTTTGGTAGAGTATGGATCGATACCGAATAGGCTAAATAATGCTTGACTTTTGGTATGGATGTGATATAATGGTTGTATTGAAATTAGGGAGGTAAGTATGGTAGCGTTTTCATTGAATACTAGAACTGGTGAGACCAGAAACTTGGATGACGGTTCGCTTCGTAAGATAGAACTAACCGAGGTTGAGGTAAAGACTATTTTAGAACTGGTTAGAAGTGAGATATTTTTAAACGGTGATAGAATGCCAATGGACAAGTTGGAAGTGCTTGACGATATTATACAGGCGCTTGCTTACGAGGAAGAACCCGAAGGCAATTGGACTAATTCTTATTATAGACCATAGGAGTGAATATGAACTTAAAACCATTTAGAGTAGAAGGTGAAGAAGCCCGTTATAAGAATATACCAATACGCCGATTGGATGAGGTAAGGGCTTATTTCAAATCTCAAGGTAAAAAAATTCGGGTGAGGTTCAGAGGTAGCAGAACTAACCCGTTGGATCGAAGGTCGCCTAACCAAAGGTACCAAGATTGCGTAAGAATGTTTGCCGATAGATTTTCGGTATACATGAGGTAAAGTACCAAAATAATGCTTGACTTTTATAGTGGAAAGTGTATAATGGTACATTGTAGTATGAGTAGTTTATTATTAATTTTGAGGAGTATTATATTATGGCAACATTAAAAATCAGAAAAGGCAAAACTAATCGCCACGAGAAAATCACGCAAGTGCTTTTATCTGGCAAAGTAGTATCGCCTGACGAAATCAAAGCAGTATTCAAAGGCACAGACCAAGAAGCGGTGTTATATCGCTTATCAACCAATATTTACAATATTCGCCGTGACGGTGGCATTGTTAAGGTTGTAAAAGATGGTCGTAAGGTGACTGGCTATCAATTGGTTAATCCAGATGCTTTCGATGCTAACGGTCGTTACAAGCAAGTTAAAGCTAAGGTTACAACAACCGCTAAGGTTGAGGTAAAGGCTGCTGAACCTGCTAAGGTAAAACCAGTAGCACAAGACAAAAAAGTAGCTCTCGCTGCTTAATGTTAAGACTTTTGGCAGCTCAGTCATTAAAGAAACTGCCATTTTTAAAGCACATTCCAATCCAATTTCTTGGTAGCAAAGGCTTAATGCCGAGTGTGCTTTAAAAATAAACTAAACGGGAGAAGTAAAATGGCTTACATGAATCAATCTAAAAAGAAAGTAATTGCAGAGAACTTGAAACCTATACTCAAGAAGTATGGCATCAAAGGTTCATTATCGGTTAGAAACCATAGCACGATTAAACTATCAATTAAAGAAGGCTCGATTGACTTTCTATCTAACATTAAAGCAAATACAGGCAACGATTATCGCTTTCATTTGGATGCTGGTTATGTTGATGTGAACCCTTATTGGTATCATCAGCACTTTTCTGGCAAGGCGAAAGAATTTTTAGAGACCGTATTCAAAGCGATGAAGTCAGCTGATTGGTATGATGAAAGTAATGCTCAAATAGATTATTTTAATACTGCCTATTATGTTGATGTGAATATCGGCGATTGGAAGAAACCTTATAAATTAGTGGAGGGCAATTAAGATGCCAAATTGGTGCTCAAATAGTGTTAGCATTACAGCAACACCTGAAAAGATGGACAGGTTAGAAACTTTTCTAAAGAATGGTGAAGGCAAGAATTGGTTTGATTTCTTTATGCCATGCCCACAAGAATTGGTTGATGTAGAATCACCTAACCGTAATGAGGCATTAGCCGCTGAGATGCAAGAGAAGTATGGTGCACCTGATTGGTATAGCTGGTCAGTCAGTAATTGGGGAACAAAATGGAATGCCGATGCTAATAATTGGCGTAGAGAAGGTGACACCATAACCTTTAGTTGTGAAACGGCATGGGCACCACCAACGAACTTATATCATTGGATGTTTGAACATGGCTGGGATGTTTCTGCTACATACATTGAAGAAGGTATGTCATTTGTCGGTGAATACTATGACGGTCAGGACGCATCGTATGAACTTGATTATGAGGACTTGAGTAATATACCTCAGCATCTGGTTGAAGATTTCAATCTAGAACAAATAGCTGAGGATTGGAAAGAAATGATGGCGGAGGATCAATAATGAAAGATATAGAATGGGCATTGGCAATAACAGCAGCAGTAGTATTAGTAGTATTATGCTTATGTTGGTCATTGGTTGTTATATGGGCATGGGATACAATCTTTCCTGCCTTGTATATTGATTATACATGGCGAAATTGGTTAGCAGTATCAATTCTAATCAGTATATTTAAAAACTATACAATCAAAAAATAACCTAATTACAGGTAGGTTAAGGCCTGTAACCAGAGCAGACTGGATCGAGTTAATCGACCGTAACGAGCCAATTGGACTACCGAGTTTGGCAAGAAATCTCTGCGATACTTGGCAGGAGGGCGGCTAAATACCGCCCGATATCTTATTGGCTAATAATAGAATTGGAAAACATTGTGAAGTTAGCGATTGCAAGTGATTTACATTTAGAACATAGAGACCTCACATTAAATAATGATGAGAATGCTGATGTATTGATTTTAGCTGGCGATATATGTTCAGCAAAGCATTTTAAAATAGATTTTTTTGAAGATATATCAAAAAAGTTTAGAGATATTGTATATGTGGTTGGTAATCACGAGCATTATAATTATCTATACAATGACACGGTAAAAGATATCACAGATAAGTTAAAACACTTGGATAATATTCGTGTTCTTAATAATCAAGCGGCCAAAATTGGTGATATTAATTTTATTGGTTCAACCATGTGGACTAATATGAATAATTCTGATAAGTATACAATGGAATTAATTAAGCCTTCAATGCCTGATTGGAGAATTATTAAATACTTTGATGGTGAAAATTATATTAAGTATTCACCTGAACAATCAGTTAAAGAACATAATAAGAGTATAGATTTTATTGCAACAATGCTTGAAAGTTTATCAGGTAAAAAAGTTGTTATAACACACCATTCACCTAGCCGTAATTCTGTTCACCCACGATATGAAAATGACAGCATAATGAACGGTGGTTTTCATAGTAATCTGGATTATCTTATGAACTTATTTAAAGATGTTAAGTTATGGGTTCATGGGCACACTCACGATCCTTTCGATTATACAATTAGTGAAACAAGAGTGATTTGTAACCCAAGAGCTTATCCAAAAGAATATCAACATGACCTATTTAAATTGAAATATATAGAAGTATAATTAAGAAAAACAAATGAATGATTATCAAATAAAAGCATTTACAAATAGACTTAATAAATTAGGCATAGATGTAACTTTTGCTGCCAATTATCCTTGGATATACTTTGATAATTGTAAGGAGAAAAAATAAATGTTTATATACCAAAATCGACCAAAAGACAATTGGTTATCACCTTACACTATCGTTGAGAAGATAATCTTCTGGCGAGAGATTGAATACAAAGAACCAATGGTAAAATTTTGGCATGATGTATTAGAACCATTCTGTAATGCCCTTTTTGCTGTTAGAAACTTTATCAACCGTGATATTCGATATGTCAAGATTGATCCATGGGATACATGGTCAATGGATAATACTTTGACCCATATCATTCTGCCTATGCTTATTCAGTTAAAGAAAACGAAACACGGTGCGCCTCATATTGATGATGTTGATGTGCCATCAAACTTACGAAGCACAACGAAGTCCGCACAAAAGGCTAAAAAGAATATCTTGGCTGAAGCTGGCGATGGTAATTGGTTTAAGCGTTGGGATTATGTTTTATCTGAAATGATTTGGGCTTTCACCGAATTAAACAAAGAAGATTGGGCTGACAAATTTTGGTCAGGTAATATTGACCATATATGGATTGATTTGCCTGATGGTGGTGCTAAATTGAAAAAAGGTCCTAAGCATACACTTAAATTTGATAAAAAAGGCCACGATAAACATTGGGCTCGTATTCAAAATGGTTTAAGATTGTTTGGTAAATATTATACAGCATTATGGGATTAATTAAGGAGAAAATATGAGTAACCGTTATATCGTAGTAAAGAATGAACAATTAGAAGATTTTCAAAACGAATGTTCACAAAAGTTGGAAGATGGTTATGTGCCATTAGGTGGTTTAGTTGTTAATAACGGCATCTATATGCAATCGTTTGAAAAACTACAAGACATGATGTTGAATGAACATTTTACAGGAAGTTATTAAAAAAATATGATACTTAAAACATTCAGTAAGGGAATAAAAACTGCCAATGTAACAAAATACGGAGGCGAGATTGAAGTAATGTATTATATCAAAGAAGAATTTCAAAGAAGTGAATTATTCTATAAACAAGTAGATGCAGAAGAAGAAGCGGAGAAATGGATAAATGAGTAAACCAGAATTAAAACAAATCATTATTGATTCATTAGCATACGAAAAAGAAAGTATTCTACAATACAAGCATGCTGTGTTAAATGGTATTGAAGACTTTGACCATCCAGTTTTAGCAGACGCTGAAATAGTGCCAGCTTTAGAAAAGGTATTAGACCACTATAAAAAATACGCTAAATAAAAAAGAAAAGGAAAAAACTATGGCTAATATGGCAAGACCTGAAAAAATGAATGTGTATTATATCATGACAGAACAAAATGGCAAACCTGTATATCATGATGGTCCGTATTACAGTAGAGCAGAGGCAGAATCGGTTATGTCATTTGAAGACAGACCAGTTAAGTTAGCAAAACAAATTATTGATGTAGAGATATTATGATTTCACCAGAATTACTTGAAGAAGTTTTTGTTGCCTACGCAGGCGAGAACTTTAGATACCCACCAGACCCGTTTGACCAATCCTACGAAGGTCTAATGTTTAAAGAATCCTACGATATCATTCGAGAGGACTTTATCTATTCAAAATTACTTACCAATTACCTACGATATTGGTTTACCATTCGAGCATTAATACCAGATGGTAGTGATTATTATAATGATGGTACATATTAGCATTTGGTATTGATTTTTTCTCCAGTTGTGTTATAATGGTCTCACAATTAAATATGAGAGGCAAATAACATTATGAACAAAAACGCAAAACAATTTATTATGGCAGCAGAAAGTTTATTTGGTACAAATGCCGTTTTAGACCGTGATATGATTTCTAAAGTGGTAGATGAAGCAGATGTGCCATATCCTTACTGGTTGGTAACTAAATCAGAATATCGAACTGGTCGTGGTGAGTATAAGTTACCATCATCAGGCGAAAAAGTGGTTAAGAAACAAGTTGCCGAACCACAACCAAACTTTCAAGAACCTGCTACAGTTGATATGGCTGTGGTAGCTTTCAGACAACCTAAATTGATTGATGAATCTGAACCAGCTATTCCTGTGGTATATAAAGATTATGTACCATTTGGTTTTTTCAAAGACTTAAAAGGTATTATCAATTCAAAATTATTCTATCCTGTATTTGTTACCGGTCTTTCTGGTAACGGTAAAACATTAATGGTTGAACAAGTATGTGCTGAATTGAACCGTGAATGTATCCGTGTTAATATCTCAATCGAAACAGATGAATCAGACTTACTTGGCGGTCCTACTTTAGTAAACGGTAATGTGGTTAATCGTGACGGTCCAGTTTTGACTGCTATGAAACGTGGTGCTGTATTACTCATTGACGAAGTAGACCGTGGTTCAAATAAACTTATGTGTTTACAAGGCATTTTAGAAGGCAAACCATATTACAATAAAAAATCTGGTGAAGTAGTTTTACCTAAAGATGGCTTTACTATCATCGCTACTGCTAATACAAAAGGTCGTGGTTCAGATGAAGGTAAGTATCTATCACAAATTCTTGATGACGCTTTCTTGGAAAGATTCCCAATTACAGTTGAACAAGAATATCCTGATGTTAAAACAGAAAAGAAAATCTTAACACCTTTAATCAAAGATTCAGAATTTGTGGACAATCTATGCCAATGGGCAGATGTGGTTCGCCAATCATTTGACCAAGGTGCTACAGACGAAATCATTTCAACCCGTAGATTGGTTCATATCGCTAAGGCTTATGAAATCTTTAACGATAGAATGAAAGCAATAACATTATGTGTGAACCGCTTTGATGAGGAAACTAAAAATGCTTTCCTTGACTTGTATGCTAAAGTTGATGCTAAAGTAGAATCACCATTGAATGCTGAAGCACCAAAATCTGATGTAATCGGTGAGGAAACTCTATAATGTTTTTCCTTATCGGTTTTATCGTATTGCTATTGATTGCAGCTTATATTGATTGTGATTATTTCAATGACAAGCGATAGCATTAAAGAGTTAATTAGACGCAGGAGAGGACAGATGTTGCTTCACTCCTGCCTTTATTATGAATTGGATTCTCCTGTAATATCAGACCATCAATGGCAAGATTGGGCTAATGAGTTAGAGAAATTACAGAATGATAATCCAGATTGCAAGAAGATAGGTTACTTTGATTGGGAGTTTAGAGATTGGTCTGGTACAACAGGCGCACACCTTAATCACCGACACCCTGTCATCTATGCAAAAGCAAAAAGATTAATTGAATTGGAGAAAATGTATGGCAAAAAGTAAAGAACCGTTTGATATGTATGATTTAGAACAAAACATTTTAAAATGTTGGAATCTGGTCGATGAAGTTGAAGAGCTTGCCAATAATTTACATGATGGTGAAATCAATGAAGACCAAGCAATAACAACATTGTATGCTTTGAGCACATCATATCGAATAAGATTTGAAAAGTTGTTCAGTAAGTATGAACAAGGTTGTAAAGAATGGTTAGCATCTGATTGGAAACCATTTGAAGGTATGAAACCAACTGATTTTGTAAAAAAAGGTGATGTAAACAATTATGATTCTCCTTATGTCCCAACAGGATTAGAATCACCTAAAGAACTTAAAGAAATTCTTAAACAACAAAAGAAAGATAAAAAATGATTATTAAATTAACCAATGCAGCACCAGAACACAAAGGCAAAATTCTTTTGGTCAATGTGAATCACATTCTAACCGTGTTTGAAACTGATGTTGTGGTTGGCACAAAGAAAGTTGAAACCGTAACCAACATCTATTCAACAACACAACAAGGTTGGATGGTTAAAGAACCAATTGCAACCGTTCATAAACTAATTGCAGCAGCATATAAGAAAGCACAATAATGAAATATATCGCTAAACCGAACCTGAATAATAATAATGGTAGAAAAGAATTTGATGATGCTTACCAAGCGGTAAAGTATCTCAATGAAACACTAACGGACAAGGGTGTGGACGCAAAATTTGAGTATACATTTGTTCTTCCAAGCACTTCCAAGACACAATTAAAGCATGCCGTAGATGAATATGTCGGTATTGGTAAATTAATCGTCCTAGACGATTCCACGAGCTAAAATAGTGCTTGACTTTTGGTCCAGATGTGTTATAATGGTATGTTAAAGTGAGGAAATTATGGAAAATATTGATATAGAAAGTTTAATTTATTATGATGATGTGGTAAAATGTTTTATGTTACCACTTCAAAATAAAATAATCCCATTGTGTGCTGATGGTATTTACGAAGCAGTTATTGAAGCAAAAATGATAACCAATAATGGTTACTCAAGAAATTATTAGGAGAATATTATGGAAGTAATCAAAATTAAATTTTTACCGTTATTAGCAGCATTGATTGGATTTATTTTAATCTTTTTAGCTGATTGGCGTATAGGCTTAGGTGCTTTATTATTAGCAGTATCGGTTTTTGTATCAGCAATGGAAGATGAAGATGCTGAATAATTTAACAGATGAACAATTGAATACTATTTCAATTGATATCGATACCTTTATAGCTGATATGATTGATAAACATGAGATTGATAATGCTTTAAATGTTATTGCTATCATTACAGCAAGAATAGTTATGTTTGCTGAAGCTGCAGGTTGTGAAAAAGAAGCATCAATGCTTTTATCTAAAGCAATTGAAACTATTCAATCATTACCTGATATCAGAAAACAAAAACCTCATCTTCATGTGGTGCACTAATGAATAATGCCTTTATGCGCAAGATAGTATCAGACGAGTTAAGGGAAACTTTAATCTTTGGTGGTATTGTAGATAATTATCATTGTAAAACTAAAGAAGTTGATAGCAAAGGTAAAACTAGATATCGATTTGAAACAATGATTGGTGATATTTTGGTCTATGGCCCAAAATCGATATATATTATGGGTAATAAGTTTGATTCTTTGGCAAAAGCAAAACAAGAAGTTTGCCGTCATGTAAGTTGGAAAAGGTTATTCTATGAAAGTTAAAAAATTAATTAGAAAAATGTATCGTGCTTGTGTTAGACACAATACCAAAAAAGAAAAAAAACTTTGGTTCAAAATCTTGCGTAAAAGTTTACAGCATAAACATACAGAATTGGTTAAATAATGCTTTCTTTTTATCGTTATCTACAGGCGAAAAAACATCTTGCGCTTCAAAATGAAACCATTAGAATGTATGCTGATGATTATACAAGAGGCACAATGAATGATATGCTTCAAGCACAAAAAGAAATGATTGAATTTGAAGTTGAATATTATCGTATGAAGTCGGTAAGATTGGGTTATATTGTATTGACATTATCTATTATTGGTGTTATACTGTATGGTTCATATAAGTATGGAGTATTATAATGGTAACAACAGTTAAAAATGTATCAAGATGGATTGCATCGAACTTGTTAATTATTGGAATATTTCTTGCAATTATTCTTTTAAATATAGCTTATTATTTAATACCTAAAGGTGGTTTCAATGGCACCTTTGAAAAAGGTATTCAAAATCATTTAGTATGGTCGGTCAATAATGAATGTTATTTTGTCAAGCCACTAAATACAACAGATGTTTTATTGGTCAGGTTATCTGATTGTGATAAAACAGAAACAAGAGGAAGATAATGGGTTCAAATTATAATATGTCAAAATCTACCAAAAGGTTACTATCAAGTCTTAAAGGTGAGAAAAGAGCAATTTGGAAAAAGATGATGATGTCAGCTGAGATGTCAGCAGCAAAAATGAAATTCGTTAAACTTAAAGATATTATTAAACCTGAAGGAGAGTAAAATGGCGTTATTTATTGAAGTAGAATCAGTTGAGAAAAATTGTAAAGTAATTTTAAATTTAGATGAAGTGATTGAGATTGCTCCACTCCGTGATGGTGGTTGTGCATTATTCATTTCTGATTCAGCTGCTGTAGGCGGCAAAACATCAATCAAGGTCAGAGATTCTTACGACCAATTCAAACAATTCGCAATGCAAACTGTATCATCAGAAGATATTGCAAAGAGAATTAAGAGTTTAAAAGCACAAGCAGGCACATTGGAATAAACTAAATAATAAGGTAAATTAACTCATACCTTAGGAATTTAAATGCTTATTCTCGTTCTTGATCCACCAGCATTAACTTTAGACTGGTGCTTACGCTGTGTTGCTGCCGGACACACAGTCAAATTGTATACCAAAGGCTCAAGGTCTTCCCATATAGGTGAAGGCCTTGTAGACAAGATTACCAATTGGCGCAAGTATATGGATGTTGCCGATTTGATATTCTCATCAGATAACCTCGAAATGATGGATGAAATTGATGAGTATATTAAGAAAGGTTATCCTATATTTGGACCAGGTAAACGAGCAGCTAAACTAGAATTAGACCGTATGTATGGTCAAAAAGTAATTGAAGACTTTGGTGGTAAAGTTATACCATCACACCCATTCAGTAATTATGATGCAGCCATTCAATTCGTAAAAGAACATGGTGGTCGTTGGGTTTCTAAACCAATAGGTGAAGAAGAAGACAAGACATTATCATATGTTGCCAAAGATGAGGCAGATATGATTGGTTTCTTAATGAAACATAAAGAAAAAGGTGGCGGTACCGGTAAGTTTATTCTACAAGAATTTAGACCTGGTATTGAACTATGTGTGACTGGTATATTTGGCCCAGCAGGTTGGATGCCATTCTTTGCAGAAGGTTTTGAACATAAGAAACATATGAACAAAGACCTTGGTGTAAACACAGGAGAGATGGGAACAGTTATCCGTTACACCAAACAATCTAAACTAGCAGATATGCTACTCAAACCAATGGCAGACACCTTACACAAGATTGGTTATGTTGGTATGCTAGATATGAATTGTATCATTGATGAGAAAGATGGTACACCATGGCCAATGGAATGGACAGCAAGACCTGGATATCCTATGTGGAATATTCAACAACCTTTACATAAAGGTGACCCAGCAGAATGGATTTTAGATTGTGTTAAAGGTAAAAACACATTAGAAGTGGATTTTAAAACTTGTGTTGGTGTTGTAATGGCAAATTCAGATTTCCCACACAACAAAAACGAAGAAGAATCATACCTAGACTTCCCTGTTTTAACAGAGAAAGCAGAAGGTGATGATTATAAATTTATTCATCCTTGTGAAGTGAAACTATCAAAGACAGTTAAAATGGTCGATGGTGTGTTAGATGAAGAAGCCTATGAATGGGGAACAGCAGGTAGTTATATTGTTGTTTGCACAGGAGTAGGTGATACAGTATCAGAGGCAAAAGATAAAGCTTATGATATTGTCGATAAAGTTAAGTTTGGTAACGATGAACATCATAGAACCGATATCGGTGATAAATGTGATGATGCATTGAAAAAATTACACAAACTTGGTTATTGTAAAGATTGGAAATATTAATTAATTAAGGAGAAAATTATGGCAGATGATATTCAACAAGCAACACCTGAAGTGACAGCAACACCAGCACCTGAAGCTACACCAGCACCAGCTGCACCAGAAGCACCAGC